TATCAAAGCAAGCGCCTGAACTTCTTTTGACCTAAGCGCCAATTCTCCCATAGTGCTTTCAGGTTTTGTGGAAGCTTCTGCCATTAGGTTTATAAGCTGTTTAACTTGAGGATAGTCTTTTCCTAATATTAATTTATATTTTGTAGCAACGTCCTTTTTTTCTAAATTTTTTGCTAAGTTTTTATAGTCATTGATATTAAATTCAGGAGTTCCTGCATTTGGGAACACTTTTTGCAAAAAATTCTTTTTCAGTAACGCCTCTGCCTCATCATAAGCAATAAATGGACCAATATTTTTAACACCTCTTTTTTCTACTTCGCTAAATCCTTTTTTAAGACTTTTAATAAAAGCTAATGTTTGTCTTTCATTTCCAACAGTTGCTAACAAATTTCCTAAACTTTTGTAATTCCCTTTCTTAGCTTGTTTTACAAAAGTGTCGTTTATTTCAGGAAGAAGCCCCTTTTTAGCGGAACTGTATTCTTTTTTCATGGAAGAGTATTTTTTAGCCGCTTCTGGATTAACTTTACGGAGAACACTAATAGTTGTATTACTAAGTTCGTCAGCTAGTATTGATAGCTCCATTTCTACTTGAGAATTTGGATTTGCGCTTTTTACTCCAAATTTTTGAGAAATTTCAGAAGTTATTTTTTTATCTAGAGAAATTAATTCTTTAGCTGGTAGGGTAAGCCCCATATTGTTACCTAGTAACGGCCTTAAGTTGTTGTCTATAAAATCTAGAGTTTCGTCGCTAAGATCGCTTATTCTTTCTCCCATATTTCTAGAAACATAATTATTAAGTCTATATACATGACTTCCTACCGGAACTCTTTCTTTAGAAACTAAATTCTTTAAAAGTTCTAAATTATCTCCGTAAGTGTCGATAGAAGCTTTTTGACCTTCCTTTACTATAGAGAATAAAGCTTCGGCTATGTCTTCAGAAGATCCATCAACCCTAGGTAAATATCTAGTTACTACGTTATCTATTTCATTAGAAACAATTTCATTGATTCTGGTGGCGTTTTTTTCAAAGTCACTAGCGGAAAGAATACCTATTCTTCCTATTTTTTCGTTAATGTTTGAAATACCTTGTACACCCACTTGAAAAGGAGTTAAGGTTGCTCCACCTTTTTCTAATATTTGTTGGCTTCTTTTAAGAGATTCAGTTGTTCCAGCAGAAGTCGTAACATTTTTAGTTATGTCACTAAGAGTTTCTTCTGGCGTAAACCCAAAAGCTTTACGAGAAGCAAAATACCCAGCCTTAAGTCCTTTTCCAAGTCCTAAAGTTGCTATGTCAAAACCCGCAGTTAATGCGGCCTCTTTAACAGCCTCATAATAATCTAAGTCTTCTCCAGTTAGTTCGTCCGATAATAAAGAACCGCCTCCAGCACCAAGCGCTCCTCCTAAAACTGCACCAGCAACAGTACCAACACCCGGAAAAAGAACTGATCCTGTCAGTGCTCCTCCCATTGATCCAACTACAGATCCGGGTATTTCCATGTGTTCTTTTAGATATTGACCAACATCTTCTATAGATGTTCCTTTTCCTGTAGTTCCTACTGTAGAGCCTCTACGCCTAACGGTTTCCTCAACAGGAGTAGTCTCAGTCGGAACAACAGGAGGCTTATCAGCAATTTCAAAATCAGAAAGCGTAGCTCTCCCGCTTGCTATAAGCTTGTCTTTTAAAACTTCTTGCGTTGTCCCAACAGGCACGTTCGTAATTAATTTACCGCTTGGTAACGTAACATTATAAGTTTCCATTTTTTATCACTCTGGCAATGAACTAAAATCTATTGTGTTCGTGTCGTCTTGCTTTGAACTTTCAGGAAAGAACTTATCTAATTTTAGATTATATTCATTAAAGTTTTCTGAAGAACGAATTAAGTTGCCTTTTTCTATTGTTTCGTCAAGCTTTCGTTTCATCTGCTCAAGAATACTTCGGTTTGCAGGATTACCTCTTTTTAAATCAGAATATAAAGACACAATAGCCTGTCGTTCACCTTCCGAAATTACTCCTCCAAACAAAGGTTTCAATCTGGCAAACATTGCTTCACCAACTAGAAGCTCGTAATTAGCTACTTTTGGGTCTTGACCTCCGGTAGCTGACCTCAGATAATTCTCTACTTGAGCAGGAATACCGGCAGTGCTTATTTGGTCTAATGATTCCATGGCTAGTTCAATATCATTTCTTTGGGAAACTAAAGTTGGTATTTCTTCAGCCGCTTGTACACGCACTTTAGAAAACTCTTGTGCTGTAGTAACATCCCCCTGTATTCCCGGCTTGTCAAAAGCACTAGCTCCCGTGGTATCGCTTATAATTTGAGTTTTTCCCACCGGCTCATCAGGCGCACTGCCTACAGGTACAGTTTTAGTGATAGGATTAGACTGCGGGTTGTCAATGTCTTGTATACTGTACTGAATAAACTCGTTACCTTTTGAATCTCTTATGGTTACTTGGTCTGTTTTACGAAAATCTCCATCCTTACCGTCACGTTTTTCAAGAGCGTTTAAAGCAATATCCATGGCATCTTCACGAGACACACCAAAAGCCTCAGCCATTCCTAAATAACCACTTTGCATTTTTTGATTCATTATATCAAACTTAGGGTTATTAGCCAAAGCCATTAATTCACCTTTGCCTCTTCCAGTCCTATTCGCTACTTTTTCTTCTTCAGCTTTAGTTTGAACATCTGTCAAACGAATAGCCTCGTCTACCAGCATCTTCCCTATGCGTTGCCTATTAGGATCTCTGCTAGTCATCATTTCCTGACCCTTAGTTCTCAGGACATCAGGGTTGTTTTGGTTAGCCGCAAGAATCTGCTGGAACTGCTGTTGTGCTTTTTCAGCATCTACTATTTCCTGACGTTCCTTTAGACCTCCTCTGATCCCCGTAAACATACCCTCTAAACCAGCGCCCATAGCGGAAGCACCAGCACCGATGTTAGCACCGATGCGTCCTCCGCTTCTCTGGAACATACCACCTATGTCAAATCCTCTAACAGCCATTTGTGTTTCTCCTTAAATTTATTGGGTAGCTGAAATTAACCGCCTAACCACCAAGGTCTTTTGCCACCCAGTATATCACCGATCAAACCACCGGCTGTTTGGGTCAACCCACCGACGAGAGAACCAGCGCCAGTAAACATTCCACCGTAGAGTTCAGCGAGTCCTAGTCTCCTGCCTACGTCTGCTTCTAAGTTAGCCAACTGAGCCTCAAGTCCGTACTGTCCCATCTGTCTACGTGCAACGTCAGTCATAGACGCAACGTTGAGAGCAGGAGAGAACGCAGAGAGCATAGCCGCCTGTGGGAGATAAGCACCCTGAAGCGCACTCAAGCCAATTCCTTGCTGTGCCTCTTCTAACCCAAGACCTCCTGCCATCAAGCCCATGCCGCCCTGTAGTGCACCCATAGCCATTGCTTGCTGTGCGGCTTCTAGAGCTTGTCGTTGAGTAGCAATGTTAGATCCTAGCTGACCGTAAGTTGCACCAATGTCAGCCGCTTGTCTCTGTTCTTGTTGTGCTTGAGTAATAGCCATTAGTGCCGCTTGGTTTTGTGCTTGCTCTTGTGCTTGAGCCATCGCTAGTTGTTCTGGTGTACCGCCAAACATAGCAGTGCGTACACCACCACGACCTTGGGCAAACAGGCGCTCTTCTAGAGCTAGTCTCTGTCTTTCTTCTTCACCAAGCTGTGTAGCCCTAATTCTATCGTACACCTCTTGTTCTCTAGCACCCATAGGCATACCGGCTTGACCCATGAACTGCCCACCTAAGCCAAACGCCTGTTGTGCCGCTTGTTGTTGACCAGCAAGGCCAAACGGAGATACGCCTAACTGCTGTTGACCTATGCCCAACAACTGTTGACCGGCAGTTCCCAGTTGTCCAGCACCAACAGCAGGAGCACCAAACCTAGAGAGTGCCTGAGATTCTAGTGCACTCTGTAAGGCCTCAGAAGTAGGATCTAATGTGTACTTAGTTCCACCTGCTTTAGTGGCTTGAATTTTGCCGGTAGGGCCGCTGACGGTAAACGGTTTAAAGCTAACGTCAGGAGCCGTTATTTCAGGGAGAGCCTTATATCCTGTAGCAGTAGGATCATATATAGCCTTAATCTGTGTAGGTATCTCATCGTACAGATCAAGAGCTACCCCACCTAAGAGATCGCTTAGAATACCCATTAGTAAGTACCTCTTTTCTTATTATAATTCATCATCATAGCGTTTTACCTATCAGTGCTAGTACATTCATTTCCTGTATGGACAGGGCGTAACCGTTGATGTCTGTCTCAAGACCAACGCTAATTACTGAGCCGTAGCCTGTCGTGTTAATAGAAGAACGGCTAATAATTGTACCTTCTTCAGAAAACTCTGCTACGTTGTACTCAGACTGTCCGTAGAATCCGGGTGTAGCACTGCTAGTTCTAAACGTGCTAGTGCTGGTTGCTGTTGAAAAGTCGTAAGACCACTTGAGAAAAATGTCTGCGTTGTTACCACCAATAATTGTTGGTCTGATTTTCTTCAACATCTTAATCTTAGATGGATCACCAAAGCTCAAGCCGGGACTGTAGTAACGGAAACGATAAACACTACCGTTGTCAAAGTAGTTGTTGTACGTTCCTACACCCGCTGTTGTGCCTATGTATATGTCACCGTTTCTGTCCCTGTGGAAACACTTGAAGTCCACACTAGGCCATCGTGTTACCCTGTACGCACCGTTCTCCAGTGTGCCTCGTACATCAAAGCAGTACACGAGGTTGAGATCAGGAAAGCACAGAAGATAGAAGTAGTTCTCAGGACTGTACACTGTGCTAACAGACTCTGTTTTACCTAGCGTGTTAGCAATTAGTTCCTGCTTGATGTTTCTACTCAAGTCGGTAATAGGCAAGGACTTCTCTTGAATAGATCGTCCCAAGCTCCTAAGACCTGTAGGTGAAAGAAACAGCAAGTCTGTTCCTATACTCTGTACACTCTTTCTGTCTACACAGCCAACACCGGGAATGGTGTCCTGTATAGCCATGTTTGCTGGACTCTCTGCACCACCGTACACCAGCGTATTGTTTTCACCAAACACCACTAGCAGTCCGTTGTGTGCCGCTATAGCTACAACCTTGTCAAACCCGTTAGGCCACGCCTTAGACACATCAAT